TCTTTACACCATCGACTACGCAGATACTCGGTTCGTAGTATCTTCGCATCAGGTTTTCATCATCTGAGGTTTGAGAGGGGCAGTCAGCAATGGCTGCCCTTCTTATTTTTACGGCCATGAAGATTTGCATTGTCTATAACGCCCATCCAACCGGGTGCAGTTACTACCGCCTCGAAATGCCGAACGCATACTTGGGCGACAACTACCCGGAGTTCGATTACGTCTGCGTTGAGAACATCACCACCATCAGCGACGAGGGGCTTCGTTCGATTGACCTGTTCCTGTTCAGCAGGCTTTGGTGTCAGGGAACCATGGAGCAAGTCGAAAATGTTTACAAAGCCCTGACCCAATACGGAGCGAAAGTCATCCTTGACTTGGACGATTACTGGGTCCTTGAGAGTGGCCACATCATGTACCGTCACTATCACCAAACCAAACTCGCAGAGGTCATCCGTAAGCACATCAAATTGGCTGATTGGGTAACTTGTACCACCGAGCATCTTGCTGCTCGCATACGGCCTCTAAACGCCAATGTGAGCATCTTGCAGAATGAGCCATACGAAGCCTATCAGCAGTTCATTCCCAACCCCGACGAAGAACCCGACAAGCACCTCGTCAAGTTCGGTTGGTTCGGAGGGGCGCAGCACGGAGAGGACATGGAAATGCTCCGTGAGGGGATGCAGAAACTACGCTGGGACGCAAACTTGGATGGCAAGTACAGGCTCTATTTGGGAGGGTGGAACGACAACAACCCGGTGTATGAAGGCTACGAAAAGATAATTAGCGACCAAGGGAACAACCCGAACTACGGACGCATTCAGGCTGCTGACATCTACTCGTATGTCGGTGGCTACAACTTCGTGAACGCTACCCTTGCACCGCTCCGGGACACCAAGTTCAACAAACTCAAGTCCGAGTTGAAGGTGGTGGAGGCCGGGTGGATGAACAAGGCCATCATTGCATCCGAAACCATCCCCTACACCGACGTAATCAAGCACGGGGAGAACGGGTTTCTCGTTCCCTACAACAAACCCAAGGACTGGTACAAGTACATCAAGCAGTTGATCCTTGACCCCGACCTGCGGAAAGGCTTGGCTGACAACCTCACGAGGGACATCAAAAAGCAGTTTAACGTGGCCGAAACCGCCAAGAAGCGAGCCGAACTATACAGGCAGATTGGGCGCAAATTGTGAAATTCGGGGGCATCGCACATTTACAAGCAGATGCTTTACCTAAACCCGAACACGACCAACACCCTGACGGTTACTTGGACCGAGCGTTCCAGCACGGGGGACCGCTACATCTTGCGACTTACGAGCATTGCCAAGAACACCACGACGGACTTTACCCTGCTGAAATCCGCAAACCTTTCTTCCTATACCAACCGCTATGACCAATTTTCGATTGCCGTGGGGTCGCTTGAAACAGGCTCGTATAAGTATGAAGTTTACGATACCAATAGCACGGTTGCCGCTGCTTTGGCGGTCGTTGAAACGGGCTTGGCATTTATACAAACCGCAACGATAGGCTTCAACACCTACGCCAATACGATTACTTACAATGTTTACGAGGCATCCGACGAGGGTGTCTTTGACCTAACCTTTGACTCAACTTTCGCATAATGAGCGTACAAACACGAAGCCAACTCCAAGCGAGTGCCTTAACCATTACCAACGAAACCGCTGCCGGGGCGAACACCGCATCCCGTGTTGGTGGCTTGTTCGACGACCTTGCAGACACCGCAACGCTTGACAGGGAACGAGGCTTTGCGAACCTTTACCTCGATACCGACACGGCCTTCACTCCGACGCAGGGGCAAAGAGTCAAGTTGACAAGTACGATGAAATCAGGCGTTTTGTCAACCTACAATTTCTCACGAACCACCAACTCGCTGACCTATACAGGCACAACGAATGCGACCCTTCGCATCGCTGCATCTATGGTCTTGGCGCAGAATAACAACACGCAAATCAAGGTTTACATCGCTAAGAACGGCACAACGATTGACCAGTCAATGACGGAAAACACGACGAGTCATAGCAACGGCCATGCCATTTATACGGAGGCATACGTTACAGGTGCGGTCAACGATGAGTTCACCATCTACATCAACGCAATCGATAGCGGTGGAAGTATCACGATTTCAGCCCTTTCATTCACAGTTCACACGCTATGAGTAATAAATCTACTCAACACTTCACCCAATGGTTGGGGATAGAACATAAGGTCCCCGTGATGTTGGAGAATCGCTCCGGCAAATACATCACCTACGGCTTTGCCAACGAATACCCCTACTACCTTCTTGACAACTATCGCAGATCCTCAAAGCACAACGCTATTGTCAACGGCAAGGTGAACTACATCATGGGCGGAGGCTGGCAGGCAGGCGACAACCTGACCGTAGAGCAGCAGGCCCGGTTCATCAAGTTTTTTGACGGACTTTCCAGCACCGAGGACCTCAACGATATTACCGAGAAACTGGTCCTTGACTTGGAACTATTCAACGGCTTTGCGGTCGCAGTTACTTGGTCCAAACTTGGCACGATTGCGAAGATGGAGCATGTTCCCTTTGAGAAAATCAGGGTGGACAAGGAAGAAAAGATGTTCCAAGTCGCTGACTGGTACAACGACGACATGATGCAGTTGTTCCCGAAGGTCGGGGACATCGAAAAAATCCCTGCATTCGACCCGGAGAATCGCCTCGGAAAGCAGTTGTTCTACTATCGGGTGTACGCAGCAGGCGTTAAGCACTACCCGCTCCCGGAATACATCGGGGGGAACGCTTGGATTGAGGCAGACGTGCAAGTGGCGAACTTCCACAACAACAACCTGCGAAACAACTTTTGGGGGGGATACTTGATCAACTTCAACAACGGCATCCCGACCCCCGAAGAACAGGGCGACATCGAGAGGCAGATTAAACGCAAGTTTTCAGGAACCGACAACGCCGGTCGCTTTGTTGTAACCTTCAACGACGATGCGGCCAAGGCCCCAACACTTGAACCGCTCACACCGTCCGACATGGACAAGCAGTTTGAGATACTGAACAAAGCCATTCAGCAGGAGATATTCATCGCACACCGTGTAACGAATCCATCGTTATTCGGTGTCAAAACCGAGGGCCAACTCGGAGGAAGGACTGAATTAGTTGAGGCTTACGAACTATTCAAGGCCACCTACGTCAACGACCGGGTCCGCAAAGTGGAGCGGATGATTAATTACCTCGGCTCCTTCAATGGCGTGGAAGGCATGGAACTTATCCCCGTTGAGCCTATCACCGAGCGACTAAGCGAACAAGCCCTGTTGCAGATAATGACCCAAGACGAATTGAGGGAAAAAGCAGGTTTGCAACCTTTGGAGAAACCTGCCGACGTGGTTGGACCTAACCCCCAACCCGACGAGCAACCGCAAGCCGTGGAGCAACTTGCCAGCAACGACAACATCAAGAAGTTGTCGGGCCGTGAGTACCAAAACCTGATGCGAATTGTCAGGCAGTATATGCAGGAGAAAATCACGCTGGAAATGGCTCGGACCATGCTCTCGGCTGGCTTCGGTTTGTCAGCCCAAGAGATTGACACGATGCTCGGAGTGCAGGCCCAAGAGTTCAGCGAGCCAACTTGGGGGGAAGAGGACGACGAGGACTACGGATGGGGCGAAGAAGAGTTCAAGGTCTTGGAAGTGGTTGCAAGTAAGTTCGGCTGCCATGCCGACGATTACCATGTCATGCACTCCAAGCCGATGCGGTTCGACACCAACATCGACGAAAACATACGCTTGGCCTTTGCCGAACTGGGCGAAGAAGAGGTTGAACTTGATAAGAAGATTGAAGCGTATCGCAAAAAGAACCGGGACGCATCGGTTGAAGAAATGGCCAAGGAGTTCGGGGTCAGCAAAGCCAAGGTCGCCAAGCGAGTCGCCTATTTGATTACCAAGGACCGCTACCCAATCAGCCGGGCCGTGGACAAGATTGCCGAGCAGAACCTGCCCAAGAATGTCAAGGAAGTTGCCGAGCCTGTACTGGAGGTCCGCTACAAATACGCATGGGCCACAGGTTTCAGCAACAAGGACAAAGGTTCGAGCCGTCAGTTCTGCAAGGTGATGCTTGACTTGGCAGGGCAAGGCAAGGTCTACACACGGGACGACATCGACGGGATTTCTGCGATAATGGGCTACTCCGTTTGGAACAGGAGGGGCGGTTGGTATCACACACCGAGCGGAGTGAATCGCCCGCAATGCAGGCACGTATGGGAGCAGCAGTTGGTCATCCGTAAAGGCAATAAAATCAGCAAGGCATGAAGGCACTATTCATAAGCGAAGAAACGCTGCTGGACAACTCGATAATCAACGAGAACGTATCCTACACCCAAATCCGTCCAACGGTCATCAAGGTGCAGGAGATGCGGATTCAGCCCATCGTTGGCTCTGCACTCTACGGGGAACTGGTTACGCAGGTGGTCAGCGGTTCAACGTCTGCACTCAACCAAACGCTCTTGGAGGACTACATTCAGCCGGCTATGATTCAGTGGCTTTACTACGAATTGCCCATGGTCCTTGCGTTCAAGTACATGAACAAGGGGATGGTCCGTAGAACGAGCGAAGAGTCCTCACAAATGAGCATGGAAGAGATTACCCGGCTGACCGACAAAGTGAAGAACGATGCGGAGTGGTACTCCGAGCGGATTACTCGCTACCTCATGGAGAACCGCAACTCCTATCCGCTTTGGAACTCGCCTCCATCTGCTTTGGATACCATCTACCCGAACGCTACCAACTACCGCACAGGAATGGTCTTGGACCGCAACAGGAGGATGGGAATCAGCAACTTGGATTACCCCTACCCATACGGTCAATTCGGGGCGTGTAATGACTGCTAAGGATGGGAGCGCATAAAAAAAACATACTGAAGCTGCAAAACTATGTCTTGGATAAAAATCAAGCAAGCCCTGCTGGACCTTGCAAATGCTCATCCTCAGGTCAACTCCTTCGGGACGGGCGACCCGTTGGCGATAGGAACGGACAACACCATCAACCTGCGAACCCCAAGCCGTGAACGCATCGTCTATCCGCTCGTTTTTGCGGACGTTCAGTCTGCAAATACTGACGCTGGTACTTTGGACTTGGTGGTTGGGGTATATTTTAGTGATAGAGTTGAGTCCATTAAGCCGATGGGCGGAGTGGTTTCAGGCAGCCCTACGCTGGGTTGGCAGGACAACGAGGACGAGGTCCTAAGCGACCAATTGCAGGTAGCACAGGACTTCATATCAGCCCTTACAAACGACCCAAGTGAGGACTGGACCCTCTCATCCAGCGTGAGCCTTACGAGGTTCGTAGAGAGCCGAGATGACCGCACGGCAGGGTGGCAGGCAACGATGACTTTTGAGATTCCATTCGGGCATTCAGTTTGTGAAATTCCAACCTAATCTACATTTATACTAAAAGAAAATTATGCCTACACCTATTCTGCAACAAATGCTCGGTCAGGGCGGTACGATGGAATTCGTTGACGCTGCCGTTACCGGTAAGAATTACGACTTCTTGGTAGTCAACACCGCAGCCACATTCACAACTTTAACCGGAACTGGAAGCGAAAACCTGCTAACCGCTTACGCTATGAGTGGCAAATCCGTGTCCGCTGGCATCGTTATCAGCGGTCGCAACGGAGGTAAGATTACGGCCGTCACTCCAAGCGCAGGTTCCGTCATCGGTTACACCTTCCTGTAATGCTAATCGGCTACGGCTACGGCTACCCGACCAATATGCTCATCGGTGGACTTGCTGCCGGGGTTTGGGGTGCTTTTAATGCAAG